ACGAGGACACGCGGGCGATTACCGCGCGCATCCACGACGTGGCGCACTCGCTGCCACCGGGCACCTACGACCTCTACGCCGCCCCGGAGGCAAGCCGATGAGCAGGGAATACGAACTTCTGCCGTGCCCGTTCTGTGGCGGCGATCCGAAGCTGGTCGAGGTCGAGCCTAGCGGCTACGTCGTCGAATGCACGAACGGCATCTGCCACGCCAGCACGAACATTCGGTTCTCGTGCGGTGAGGATGCGCGCCCGCTGGTGGCCGAGCAATGGAACCGACGTGCCGCCCTCACCGCCAGCCCGCAGGCCGCGCCGGAGGGTGGACCGGGTCGGCTGACGCTGGCGCTGCACGCCTACGAAAAGGACGCGATTCGCTCGACGCGCGGCCGGGTGCTGAACCACAACAAGTGCATGGCGCGCGTGGTGGAAGCCATCGCTGCCAACCCGCAGGTGCAGGGCGGGGAGGCAGGTTGCTCGCACGAATGGGGCGCGTTCGACGAATACGGCATCCGCCAGTGCGCCAAATGTCGGACCTACCAATCCTCGGGCGAGGCGCAGATCGAACGGATGAAAGCCACCCCGCAGCGCGCGCCGGGGGTGGATGCGCTGCGAAGTGCGTTCTACATGGTAAGCCCGCGAAACCTCACCGCTAACGAGTTCGTGGACAAGGTTCGCGCCTTAGAAGCCGCCCTCGCCAGCGGGCCGAGCGGGGAGACGGAAGGCGAGCGCCGCGCGCGTGAGCTGTACGAGCCGGCCGAATACGCGGACGCATTCAAGGGCCGTGCCGCCGCGCAGGACCAAGGGGAAGGCAATGGGTGAGATTACAGCCGGAGTGATGCACGGAATGGGCGGCGCGCTGCGTGTGCTTCGCAATCTGCGCGAGCGATTCCCGGCCGACGCCGAGGTGCTGGACGCCTACTTGAACGCGATGGGGAAAGCCATCGAGCAGCAGGCGGCCCGCGCACAGGACTTGGAGCGTCAGCTTGCGGAGGCGCGGGGCGAACTTGCCGCGAAAGACGAAGCGTACCGCCTGCAATTCGAGGCATGCGCCCAACTCGCGGCCCAGCGGGAGCGGGATGGGCGGGTGCAGGTTTCCGCGTATCGCTTGCCGAGTGGCGTAAGCATCGAGCGTGTTGACCAACGATCCGGCCCCGACAAGTGGGCCGTGCGCTTCCACGGCGACTGCCTCAGCACATCGGGCGTGTGGGACTACGAACACCTGCCGAGCAGTCGCGATGACGAATGGCTTGCGGCCCACCGTTTTGAGACTGCTGACGCCGCCATCGACGCCGCCCTTAAGGACCGCCCATGAGTGACCGACGCAAAAACCCTAAGTCACAGCTCGCATGGGGCTACTACAACCTCGGCAGGCTCATCGGCATTGCCTACCGCCGGAAGGATGCGATCAAGGAAGTCGAGCAGTTGATCGGCCAGCCTTGGGAGGAAGCCCGCGAGTTCATGGAAGTCCACAAGGTCCGCGTGGAGACGTACCGCCCATGACCGACATCGAACGCCTGCGGGCTTTGCCTGCGGAGTGGCGTGCCACTGCGAAACGCAATGACGGCACGCGCATCTACGTCGAGGACTGCGCCAAAGACCTTGAATTTGTCCTATCAACCTTCCTCGCCGATTACGAGCGGTTGCGGGGGATGGAGGAACGGGTGAAGGGGCTTGCCGAAGATTTCCAAGGCTGCGGCGACCACTCGCGTCACAAGCAGGCTGCCGAGGCGTGGCACTACTGTGCGAGCAAGATCCGCGAGTCGCTGATTCCCATGCCTGGTGGGGAGTGAGATGACGACCACAATCGCAATGATCGCCGGGATCGCCTTCGCCTACTGGATGGGCTACCTGCGCGGCCGGAATGCCGGGTGGCTCAAGGGCTACACCGACCACATGAACGAGCAGGACGTAATCCGAGCATGGATCCGCCGCCCCACCACGGAGGCGAAGAATGGAAATTGAACTGAAGGTCAGGCCGATGCCGGTCCGCTTGTGGCGCTCGTACTGCGGCTACCGGCGACTGTTCGGGCGGTTCGCTTCACTGCGTGCGGCTATTGCGTTGGAACGCCTGTGGCAGCAGAGCAAGCCATGACCCACCACGCCCACGCCTGGATGGCAGGATGAGCGCATTCCTACTCACGCCCGATGAAGTCGAGGAGCTGACCGGCTCCCCCCAGCGCCGCAAGCAGATGGCATGGCTGCGCGAGAACGGCTACGCCTTCGAGGTCGGGGCCGATGGCAAGGTGAAGGTGCTGCGTGCGGCGGTGGAAGCGCGCATGATGCCGTCCGCCGGGCGGCCCCGCACCAAGACCGAACCCAACCTGGCGCTGCTCAAGAAGGCCAGCTAATGCCCCGTCCGCGCACCAAGCACACCGGACTCCCGTCGTACTGCTACCGGGATCGCAACGGGCGGCTCTACATGCTCCACCCGGCCGGCGTTGATGCCTCGGGCAAGCTGAAGCTCAAGCGCGCTACCTACGCCGATCTGGACGCCCTGCTGGCCGCGTGGCGGGTGACGTGGGGCGAGGCCGGGAAGCTCGGCGTGCTGACGGTCGCCGACATGCTGGACGACTATCTGGCGAACCTAGGGAAGCGCGTGGAGAAGGGGAAGTTGGCCGCGAGCACGGCAGCGGATTACACGCGCTGCGTGATGAGCCTGCGCCCGATTTGGGCCAAGGTGCGGATACCGGATGCGGACCCGCCTGCCATCCACCTGTGGCACGAGGCGCGCGGGGAGCAATCCGTGACGCGGGCGAACCGGGAACGCACGGTCCTGTTTGAAGCCTTCCGGCTGGGGATCAAGCGCGGGCACGCCAAGATGAACCCCGTGGAGTTCGTGCAGCCGCATCCGGAAACGCCGCGCTCGCGCTACGTCACGGACGCCGAGTTCATGGCGGTCTATCAGAAAGCCCCGCCCATCGTGCAGGCCGCGATGCTGCTGGCGGCGGTGACGGGCTTGCGGCAGGGCGACATCCTGCGGCTGCGGCGCTCGGACTTCAGCGATGCCGGCCTGACGGTCAAGACCCGCAAGACCGGGCAACCGCTGGTGTTCGCCTGGACCGAAGGGCTGCGCCGCGCCGTGCTGGCGGCCGTGGGCGCGCGGGAGTTCGTGCCGATGGTGCTGCTGTCCACGCAGGACGGGAAGCCCTACACGAGCGACGGATTCCGCACCCTGTGGCATAAGGCCATCGTCGCGGCGATCCCCGACAAGGCCAAGCGATTCACGTTCAACGACCTGCGCGCGAAGGCGGGCAGCGAATCACGCGACTGGCGTCTCTTGGGCCACATGGACCAGCGGACGTTCGAGCGCGTCTACAACCGCCTGCCTCGGCAGGTCACGCCGACGAGGTAGCGATGAGCGTAGTCACCACCATTCTTCTGACGACCTCCATCATGGAGAGCGAGGAGGACGCGGAAGGCAAGGACGCGTTCCCGGCCATAGATCGCATCAACGCGGGGCTTGGCCGCCCATGGCTAAAGCAAGTCGATCAACACGCCGGAGGCAACAAGGCCCCGCAGGCTTACGCCTTCATGGCCGCAATCAACTACTTGGATCTTGGCGCGTTCAAGCGCCTAATTCGCGAAGCCCCGTGGGAAGAACCGGATCACGTTCTTCTGCTGGTCAACCACGAGGACAACTTGGGCTTTCAGGTCGAGGACTGGCGCTAAAAACCCCGCGCCATCCGACGCAGGATCAAGCGGTTAGGCTCGGAATTATGCGAAGCGTTTTGAGCATCGAAGTGGACCCAAGTCCGCGCCCACATTGGGAAATCCGGCACTTGGGGCAACGGATTGAAAATCCCCGTGTCGGGGGTTCGATTCCCTCCCCGGCCACCATTGGATCAGCGACTTACATGCGAGCGGTGTACGTGTCCCGCTCAAAACTTTCGGGTTTGCTAAAAACTCTGACAGTCTCGTCGGAGTTTTCCTACGGACAGCCGCCCCGGTGAGCCGGTAGAGTCGGCCCCATGAAATACAACCCGGCCTTGGATGGCATACGCATGGACAAGCGTCGCTTTACCTTGTACGCCGCCGCCATCGTCGCACTGGCCCTGTTGGTGCGCGAATACTTCGTGCTGGTCGCGCAGGTCCGCAACCCTTACGGCGGGGACGCGAGCGAATACATCGCCTACGCGACTAATCTGCTGCACGGGGTGTTCTCGCGGAGCGAGTTGCATCCGACGCCCGATGCCTACCGGACGCCGGGCTATCCGGTGTTCGTGATGCTCGCGATGCTACTGAAGGGGGATTGGTACCTGCGTCTGATCCAGTGGCAGGCCCTGCTCGGGACTGCGACGGTCGCGCTGGTGATGGCGATTCCCCGCTCGCGGTCGGTGGCTTTGGGGGCTGGGTTGCTGATGGCGCTCTGGCCGCATGAGCTCGCCGCCACGGGCGAGGTGCTGTCTGAGGTGCTGCTGGCCTTCGTGCTGACGCTCGCGCTCTGGACGGCCAAGGAAGCGATGGAGCGGCGGTCGTGGGGCTGGACCCTTGCCACGGGCGTGGCGCTGGGTATCGCCTATCTCATCAATCCGGTGCTGGCGCTGTTTCCGCCGGTGGCAGCCGTGGTGTTCTGGCGTGCCGGGATGCCTCGCCACGGGGTGGCGCTGGCGCTGGTCGCGCTGCTCTCTGTCGGCGGGTGGGCCATTCGCAGCGAACGGCTGGGGCTGGACGGTTCCGAACGGGCTTACGTGAACCTCGTGCAAGGTTCCTATCCGCTCTATCAAGCCGCCTACGTGTCCCGCAACGCTGACCCGGAACCTGCACGCATCATCCAGGCGATCACGGCCGAACAGAACGCGATGGTGGCCGACCACGCGGCGGGCTTGGCAGCGATGCGGGAGCGTATGGCCCGCGAGCCGGGGGTGTATGCCCGCTGGTATCTGCGCAAGCCCTACCTGCTGTGGGATTGGGACGTACGCATCGGCCAAGGCGGCCCCTACGTGCACGAGGTCTACAAGTCGCCGATGGAGATCCACCCCCTCCTGCGCGCGACGACCTCTGTCCTGAAGGCGCTGAACCCGTGGCTGTTCGCCCTGTCCCTTGGGTGCGCGTTGCTCGCGTTCTGGCGGCGGTCGCCGCTCGCCCTGCCCGCCCTGCTGTTCCTGTACCTGACGGGTGTGCATTGGGTGCTGCAAGCCGACCCGCGCTATGCGACGGCCTATCGGAGCATCGAAGTCCTGCTGGCCGTGTCAGCTATTGGGGAATGCGCTCGACGGTGGCGTGAAGTTCGCAGTGTAGCGCGCGACGCCATTGGTGATGCGAACCTCATCGAGGAAGCTGCTTAGCATGAACTGGCCGCTCGAAGACGCATAGTCGCCCAGCAGACGGCATGGAGCCGAGGACGCATAGGTGCGCGAATCGGTAATGCTGAATGCCTGCACGCCATCCACAAAGCCGCGTAGCGTCGTGCCGGAGCGACATAGCGCGCAGTGAATCCATGTGTTGGCTGACACCGTGCCGCCGGTCGCCATGACGGCTGTGTTGCTGGAACAACCCAAGACGTTGCCGGGCTGGCTCGCCACGCCGCCGCCCATCCAGAACTGCACGCCCGTCGTGCTGCCGTTGCGCGTGTCGAAAATCGTGTTGATCTGCGAAGACGTATTGCTGGAGCGGACAAAGGCTTCCAGCGTGTAGTCTCCCGATCCGAATCCAAACCCCGCGTTGGACGCATAGTCCAAAGCCACGGCCGTTGCGTTGGTTGAAATGCTGGCCGATCCATACTTGGATTGGCTGGTGCTGATTTCCACCGCCCCCGATCCTGAAACCGATGGCGTTTTGGGTGACGACGAGTTATCAGTGAAGGTCGTGCTGTGATTCGATCCTTCGCCATGCAGCAGCAGCGTCACACTGGAGTAGTAGGTATCAGTCGCGCCGCCACCCCCTGCGTCGGCCAAGAGCAAGCCGTGGTGGGCCAGAATCGCGCCCATCAGCTAAAGTCCTTCGCCAGCGTGGCCCGCCACGTCGTGCCCTGGTCGAACGTGGTGATCGCCAGCACGTCCACTTTGTTCGCCGCCGTGGACAAGACGCCTGCGGTGCCGCTGGTCCACTTGAAGGACGCAGGCCACGAGATCGTGCGCGAGCCGGTCGCGTCCTGCTTGATCTCCACCATGACGGTCTGCGCCTTGCCTGAGGCCGGGGCATTACTCACCGTCACGGACGTGACATTGGCCGTCATCGACAGCGTGAAGTAGTCGCCGTTCGCGCAGTTGATCGTGATGGCATTGGACGAGATGGACAGCGCGCTGACCGGCTCGCTGATGCCCTCCCCGCCCGCATAGGCAAGGCTGCCGCTGCCGTTCACGACCAGTGCCTGGCCGGCCGACCCCACCGCGAGACGACCGGGCGTGCCCGAGCTGCCGCCGACGATGATGTCCTGCGAGGTGGTCATCGGGTTGGTCAGACCACCCGCGACCAAAGGCTGACCGTTTGCCCGCTGATACTTCACGCAACGCCAGTTTCCGGAACCTTCGGAAATGAAGCGGGCCGAGTCATTGGCCGCTGTCGTGATGTTGGCGCTGCCAGGGAGAAGCAGGCTGGTCGCGTTGTAGGTGAGCGTCAGCGCGCCATCGAAGATCACTTCACGCTCGACACCTGCGGCTGCCGTTCCCAGCGACGTGATCGTCGTGGTGCCCGTGATATGCAGGTTGGATCCGGTGGCCGCGCCGAGATCCACCGTGGCCGCCGAGGCAATCGCGGTGCCGCGAGTTCCCTTGAACAGGTTGGCGATGGCTTGCAGAGTTGTCCGGACCGTCGTGCTGGATTGGTTGCACGGTGAAACCTCCGTGCCGTCCAGTGACGACACGGGGGTGAGCGCAGAAATCTTCATGCGGCAATATCCAACTGGAGGTAGTCGCCGGTTTCGGTCGTGATGACCTCGCCCAGCTCGGTTTCGAGGAAATCGACCGTCGCCGCGCTGGTGAACAGCGGCTGGAACACGACCGGGTACACGGCGTTGTTCTCGGGGATCGTCCCGAGCGAGACAGGCCGGAAATAGATCGTCCGCCCGGCGTATGTCGCGTCGATCGGCACGAACGTCACGTAGTCGAGCAGGACGAAGCGGTCGCCCAAGTTATGGGCTGCTGCCGTCGTGCCCAGCTCGCCACGGGTGTTGTCACTGAGGGTGTATTCGCCGAGGTTCGCGGTGTCGGTCGCGGTCTGGAACTGGCCGATTTCCGAGACGTTGCTGCTGGTGATCGCGAACGCATTGGCCCGCGCCGCCAGTTGCGCGGCGGTGACGGATTCGAGCGTGTGGTTGTGCAACACCTTGGCGGTGATGTCGCCCGTGGTTCCGCACGGGGCCGTCAGGTAGCCCATCGTGGTTTCGGACGTGATCTGCCCGGCCGAGAGGTAGGTCGTGCCGCCGTCCAGCGACATTTGCAGGTCGCAGCCCTGCCACCCTGAGAGAAGGCCGCACACCGCGACGTACATGCCCGTGGTGTTGTCGGCTGTGCGCAGGGAGGGCAGGTTCATGCCCGCGAACACCGTCGGCCCGCGAATGCCGAGCGTTGGCGGCGCGGGACGCAGGGGTGTCGAGGCGGTGGCGGCGCTGGTGTATGCGCTCGGCCGATCCCGCACGGCCTTGACCTTGACCGTGCCATCGCCCAGCTCGGTGGTCTGGATGCGCCACCGCTTGCCGTTATGCGTGAAGCAATCGGAGGGTGTATAGACGCTGAAGTTTTCCGGCAGTTCGCGTTCCCACGTGCCCGTGGCTTCTTCCCACGCGATCTTCAGCATCTTGTCGGCGCGCTGGACCGCCTCGCTGCGCGTCGAGGACAGCGCCAGCTCCACGCTCATTTCGCCAACAGCCTTGACATCCTCCGTCTGCCGTTCGGCCGTCTGCGTGGTCGGGTTGTAATCCGCATCCACGTCAGCCGTAATCAGATGCAGCTTGCGGGGGAACTCCACCGCCTGTCCGCGCGTGTCCTGGTCGTCGTCCGAGGCGACAAGGTCGTCGTCGGTGACGGTGAACAACGTGGGGGCGCCGCGCTTGATCGCCCGCAGCTTGGTGAACGTGTCGCTGCTGTCGCCCCATTCGGGGAAGTCGAAGAAGTACCCCTGCTGCAAGGCACGGATGTTGTCGGCTGCCGCACCTTGTTTGCCGACGAGGAAGCCGCGCACCGAGTCGGTGAGCTGGCTGACGTCAATCCGATCCGACGTCACACCCACCCGATCACACAGGTCGCTGACCACATCGCTCAGGACGGCATTGCAACGCGAGGTGACGTAGGTCGTGGCGCCGGTGACGTTGCCGTCGTTGTCCACGTACCAGCCCGACGCATCCGGGAGGGAATAGACGGTCGCGAGTGACGCCACGAAGCCATCAATGGTGAGGGCCGCAACCGAGTAGCCGTCGGTGACGATCAACGAGCCGCCGGATCGGCCCGCGAAGTAGGTATCCACGTCACGCCACGTCAGGCCGTCCGTGCTGGACTGCACGCGGTCCAAGAGGACGCGGTAGAACACGCCCCGTGCGTAGACGATGCCGTACACCGTCGCGCCCGCGTAAAGCGTGAACGTCGCGCCTGAGTCGTTGGAGTAGACGTAGCCGGCGCCCGACACCGCACCGAGGACGATGGAGCTGCCATCCGTACAGAGCGAGAAAACGCTGGTACCCGCACCGCCGGAAAACCGCACGGTGCCGCCGACCGCGACGATCTTGCCGGCGTCGGTGCCAATCAGTGTTGCTCCAACGGGCGCGATTACGCCGCAGGTGGCGTGGCCGTAGTCGGCTCCGAGATCCACGACATCGCCGATGTTCGTGGTGAGCAGCGGGAAAATCTTGGTGTTGCCAGACCCGGTGGCACCGGCCCAATAGCCACTGGCTAGCGCGAAGATGCCGGGCTGGCCGATCTGGATATTGATCGGCAGGACCGTGGCTTGCAGGTCGTGCCACGAGTTGCCGTCGCCAGTGGCGATGCGATCGGCCTTACAAAGGTAGTAATTGTTGGGGCTTCCCACCACCTCCAGCGGATCGCCCACGTTCCACCCGAGGGAGGAGTAGTCCAGCGCCGCCCACGTCTTGCCGCCGTCGATGCTGCGGCGCAGGTTGTTGTTCCAGCCCGAGACGATGATGTCGCCCTGGGTGATCGACGCGCCGAAGATCGATTGTCCCGTGCCGGTGTACCCGTGATTCCATGGCGTGTCGTGCGGCGTCGCCGTAGTGGTGCCACAACAAGCAACCTCGAACCGGAACTGCGGGATGGCCCCCGAACGATCCGTACAGTCGTAGTCGCGGAACACGACATACGCCAGCCCGCGATAGGCCGGGACGTTGCCGTAGCCGCCGCCCCACGACGTGTCGAGGGCTTGCAGGGTGGGATCAGGGTCTTGGGTTTCGGAGCCTGGATAGAACGTGAAGCCGGTGCGGAACTTCGCGCTGTCCACCGCCATCGCGCGGATGTCGTCCGCCGCGTCGGGCCATTCGGCCGGATCGCGGGCGTCGTACATCAGCTTGCCGTCCGCCCAAATGCGGAGGATGCCGCCGACCTCGCCCTCGCACAGGCCAATCGCCACGGTGCGGGTGTAGGAGAAGGTCTCCTGCACCGGGCCGCCGCCCTTGCCGGTGCGCTCGCGGTGCTTGTGCTCGTCCAGCGGGCCGCACTGGATGACGTTTCCACCGACCACGAACGTGCCGTAGCCGAACGGAACAGGAGCGCCCTCCTGCACGCGCACGTCCTGCGCGTCGGTGAGCTTCGGCCCCTTGATGACATCGGGATCGACGTAGCCGCCGACCGCCGAGCCGATCATCCAGCCGACTTGGAATCCAGCCGGGCCGCCGAAGAAGTAGCCAATGGCGCCACCAATGACGCCGCCGATCGTTGCGCCGGACATCTAGGGCCTCCAGATGCCGGCGATGCGGCGCGGCCACGGATCGGCCAGACGGGTTTCGACCACGCGCCTTGACGCCGCGAGCGCATGGATGACGGTCAAGCCGGAACGCGAGCCCCCGACGATGGCGACGTGGCAGAGATCGCCGGTCCAGCGCATCGCCACCACGTCACCGGGCGAAAGCGTGTTGACCGTCTCGCCGAAGTGGCGCACCAAGGCGTCCCGCAATGCAGGCAATCCGGGCACCGGCGTGCGCGGATAGGTGAGGTCGTCCTCCGTCTCGCGCCCCACGGCTTGCAGGCACGCCTGCACCAGTCCCACGCAGTCGATGCCGTCGCGCGAACGCCCCCGGTGCTTGAAGGGCACTCCCACCAAACTGCGGGCGTGCGCCACCAGCGCCGCGCGTTCCGCAGCGTTGAGCGGTTCGACAAGGCGCATCAGTAATAGAAGGTGTTGTTGGTGATCGACTGCCCGGAGGCGGGCGTCGGGATCAGGACGTGGGGGTCGGTGGCCGGCGAGTTCAGGCCTGAGGCGAGGAGGTGCGCGGTGTCCGTGCTGTCAATGCCATTGCGCGTGTAGTTGTGCGCAAACGTGTTGCCTGAGATCGTCAGGTTCGTGACCGAGGAGCAGCGCAGGCCGGTCGCCGAGTTGTAGCTGATGGTGTTATTGCTGAACGTCACGTTGGACGCGGTGTTCGCGACGATGCCGTTGGACAGGTTGCCGGCGCTCACGCTGCCGCCGATGGTGCAGCCCGTGACCGTGATGTCATCCAGCGTGGCCGTGACGCCCGACCGCTTGAGGATGTTGATGCCGTACTTGGCGTTCGTCTCGAACTTGCAGTTCTGGATGGTGATGTGCTGGCAGGTGTCGCCGGTCTCAGGCTCGATGTCGATGCCGCACTCTGGAGACGTGCCGTGGGTGTTGCGGAAGGCCGAGTCGGTGACGGTGATGTTCGTGCCCGCGACAATCGACAAGCCCTGGCGGCGGTTGTGGTCGGTCAGGACATTGTCGAGGATCACGTCATCGCAGCCGCCGCCGATGGACATGCCATCACCCACGGCGTCCTTGAGCGTGATGTCGCGGATGGTGACGGCGGTCGAGTTGCCGCAGGAGATGCAATGGCCCCACTCGGACGTGGTGCCGACAATCGGGCTCCACAGCGGACGATAGCCTTGGATCGTGCCGCCCGAAATCTCGACGTTCGACTTGCCCGAGATCCACACGACGTACTTGTGGTCGAGTGCGGTGTACTTGGCCTTCAGGATCGTGCCGGCCGAGAGCTTCAGCCACATGTTGCTGGCCGGCAGCACCGAGACGGTCGGGTCGATCAGGTAGGTACCGTCCGGGATGACGACCGTGCCGCCATCGCCGGGGAGCGAGGCAATGGCCGCGTTGATCGCCGCCGTGGCATCGGTGACACCATCGCCGTAGGTGCTGGAGACGGTGACGACCGTCGCGCCGCGCGTGCGGGTCGTCGGATCGGTGTCGCCCGTCTGCGGAGGCGTGCCGCCGCTGTCGGTGGGCGGCGTCGAAACGTTCGTTTCCTCACCCGTGCCGGAGTAGCGTCCGGTGAGCCCTGCGCCCGGCACCAGCAGCTTGGTGGCTTCTGCCACGGGCATGTGCGGCATACCCCGGAAGTGATCGACCCACTCCTCGCCGAACCACGTCCGGCAACTGTTGTCGCCTTGGTGCAGCTTGGAGCAGCCCGGACGCGCATCGAACGTGTCCGCCACTGCCACTGGCTGGGTGAAGGGGAAGCGCAGCACCAACTGGCCGGAACCGAACGACTCGATCTCGCGCGTCTGCCCGAGGTTCGATCCCCCGGTGCAGGTCACGACGCCGTACTTGAAGTAGTCGTCGTCCTGCGTCAGCGTGGAATCGCTGAACACCAGATCCGGCTCGTCGCCATCGACCGCCGTGACGGTGAGCGACACCCACAGGCTGGAGACATCCTTGCCGCAGGGCTTGCGCTCCTCCACCACGCCGCCGCCTGTGCCGATGGGCTGGGAGCCGAACTTGGCGGGACAGGTCAGCGAGTAGATGCGCCCGACCGTCTGCTTCAACTGCTGGGAGAGCGAGCGTTCCTCGGGGATCAGGACGCTATCGCTGTATTTCCACTTCGCCTCACCGAGCGTGCCGCCGTTGCGGATCTCGTGCCCGGCGGCGAGGTTTTCATAATCGACTTCGTAGACGACGAACGGCACCTTGTCGAGGTAGCCCGCCTCCACCTGCTCCTTGGTGATGCCTTCCAACTGGTGCGTGACAAGGGGCGCGAACATCTGCCCCTCGGCGTTGTCCACACCCAAGTCGGCCGAGGACACCAAGGCGGACGCTTCGTAGCCGATGCGCGCCTTATAGGTGGCCGAGCCCGTGCCGTCGTCATAGACGACATCCGCATCCAGCGAGCACTGGTAGCGATAGGTGCCGTCCGGCAGCGGCCCGATCTTGCGCAGCAAGCAGAGCGTGGAGCTGGAGGACGCCTTGCTGGTGGCGAGCGCCAGCGGGATCGTTTTCATTCGCCGAACACCTCGACCAGCTCGCACACCACTTCCGCGATGTCGCGGTGGGGCAGGACGAACTCGATGTCATCCGAGGCGAAGCGCACGGGCACCAGGAACTCACCCGTCCACGTCAGCGCCGCGCTGGCCGTCCATGCGGTCGTCGGGGTAAACAGCCCCGTGGCCTCGTCCAGAGAGCCAGCCTTCGCCACGCCGTTCTGATAGACCGTGACCGTGGATGCGACGGGCTTGGTGATCGTGCGGGTGTAGGTTTCCGAGCCGTAGGTGTAGGTCTTGACGAGCTGGACGGCGGTGGATCCAAAGGGCGCGGTGCCCAACGACTGCGCGGTGACGCTGTAGTCGTTCCAGTCCTTGAACAGGAAGCCATACAGCGAGCCACGGGCCGCATGGGCGAGATTCAGCAGCTCGGCGCGCATGTCGGCCGTCCAGCCGGCGGTCCGGGCGGTGAACCGGCGCTTGGGATTGAGCCAGTTGGCGTTGCGGCGCTCGTAGCCGGTTTTCAGCTCGACCACGCGCGTGGAAAAGCCCACGACAGCCGAGAACCCCGCCTCTACCTTCGCGGAGAGGCGGGTCGCGATGATCGTCATTTATCGGTTCCGGACGGACGCGCGGTTCTGTTCGCGGGCGGTCGCCTGCGCGAATTGCGTGGGGGTGCGGGAGTCGATGCGGCCCTGCACGTAGACCGACTGGTTCACAACGGTCGGGCCGGTGCGCTGCGGCTCGTTCGCCGCTTCCATGCGCACGCCGAGCTTTCCGTCCGGGCCGCGATGCAGCGGAAGGATCGCTTCGGGGCCGGATTCGCCCATCAACCCAAGGCGACCACCGGACATGCCGAAGTTGGTCGGGCTGGAGACGACGCCGCCATAGGCGAACTTCTGCACGCCGTTCTCGAATGCGCCGCCGTTGGCGTACCACTGTTCGCCGCCGCCGCTGGAGAACAGCGAGAACAGCGCGTCGATCCAACCCCCGCCACCGTTCGTGGTGGTGCCGCCACTGATGCTTTGCGCACCACCCGCAGCCGCCAAGGCGGACGCGGACGCACTCAGGGCTGCTGCTGCGCCATACAGCGGCGTCGCGGATGCTGCGAGCTGCCCCGCTGCACCGGACAGGGCGCTGGCCGAGGAGTCGCCCTCGCCACCCGTCAGACCAGGAAGGAACTTCTGCGCCAGCTTGCTTAGCTGCTGGCGGACCACGAACCGGGTGATCTCGGCCGCGATGCCGTCGAAGAAGCCCTTCCAGTCCGCTTTGCCCTTGGTGAAGAAGTCCACGAAGACGTCTTCCAGACCGTGCATGGCGTCGGTGAAAATCCCCTCCGCCTGGCCGGCAACGTCGTTCGCCGCATCGCGATAGTTGGCAAAGGCGCGTGTCGCGCCGTTCACCCAATTCATCTGCGCGGTATCAATCGCCGCGAAGCCATCCTTCCACGCCTTCACAGCCTCGGCGGCGAACTGCTTGATCTGCTCGACGCGCTTTTCGTAGGTGTCCGCGTCGATGTCGCCGTCATCCCGCTGCCGTGCGAGGTTCAGCAGTTCCTTGGCCTCGTCGCGATAAATCTGGATCAGCTTGGACCGCTGAGCGAACTCCTTGTCACCGGAGCTGATCCGCAGCACCTGCGAGTCGATCTCGTCTTGGATCGCGGACTTCTGCTGGTCGAGCGCGTCCTGATACGCCTGGTTGGCCGCCTGGCGCTGCTTGAGCAACGCCTGTTCTTGGATGTTGAGAACCTGGATTTTGGTCGCCCCATCGGCGCGGACCTTGGCGAGTTCGGCTTCCTTCTGCGCCAGCTCCGTGGCGTTCTCAATCGACAGCCTGCCCTTGACGCTGCGCGACTGAAGGACGGCAATCTCGCCCTCCAACGCCTTGGTCTGCGCGTCAGTGGCGTCTTTCGCCAGCTCTTTCTGCTTGGCGTAATACGCCTCGGCCGAAATGTTGCGTGCGGCATAGCTGGCCTCCAGCACCTGCGTCTGGTTGGCAATCAGCCCCTGCTCTTTCTTCAGCTCGTCCTCGAACGCCTGAAGGTTCTGGCGGTTGGTCGCCGGCTCAAGGTTGGGCGGCTTCGGGCCTTTGTGCTTCTTCTTTTCTTCCTCGATCTTCTTGTCGATGCCGTCGATCAGGCGCTTGCCGGATTCCTGCGCAAGCTGAAGCGCCTCTTTGTCGCCTGCCTTCTGCGCCGCGGCCACGGCCTCGGCCATGTGGCGCTGCGCCTTGATCTTCTCGGACGTGAGCTTTTCCAGCCCCGTCTTGTAGGTGTCCGCCTCCTGCGAGAGCTGGACCGCGAGGTCGTTGGCTCGCTGATCGGCAGCCCGCTTGGCAGCGGCACGCAGCTCCGGGTCATTGGCAAGGACGCGCTGCGAGTCAGCAATGAGGGTCTTCAGCTCAACGATGCGGGCATTGGCCGCCCGAACCGCACCCATGCTCGCGCCAGCACCCTTGGCCGATTCATCCCGCATCATCTGCTCAAGGCCGTGTAACTGCTTCACGGCCCCAGCAATGTTGAATTGGGCAACGCCGGACGGCGTGTTCAACCGCCCGAAATTGCGCAGCTCGTCAATTACGCCGCTAATGCCTTCCTTGACGGAGTGCCATGCCCGCGTGATCGCGTCGGCGTCCTCGACGGCCTTGCGGGACCGCTCGCTGGACGCCCGCCCGAACTCGTTGATCAGCAGGGTGGCCGCTTCCTGCTCCCGACCCTGCGCCTGCAAGGCACGGATCTGCTCGTAGACCGCAGCGGTCAGGAAGTGATACTGCTTGTTAGCCTCGGCCGCTGCCTCGGCGGGCGCTTCGGTCAGCTTCGCGAACTGCGCGATGGTGTCGTCAATCGCCTGCCCGGTCGCCTTCTGCATGTCAATAGCAGCCTGGGCCACCGCGCCAAGCTGATCGGCGGTGAACTTACCGGAGGCGGCCACCTGCGCGAGTGCGGACGCGGCGTCGTGCTGCGTCGTATTGGAGGCCGCCGCCAGATCGGCCGACATGCTTTGCAGCCGCTGCGCCGTGAGGCCGACCGTGTTGCCGGTCAAGTCCAGCGCCTTGCGGAAGTTGGCCGCCTCGTCCGCGCCCTGCTTCCATGCGACCGCCCAGCCCAGCACAGCCGCTGCCGATACCGTGAACGGATTGACCAGCCCCAGCACCGCGCCACCCAACGCACGGGCAGCCGGCACGATGCCGCCGAACATGTCCTTGAGCTGGCCGCCCTGTTGGAGCAGGACAGACAGCGGACGCTGCCCAGTCGAGAGGCTGGTCACGATGTCGGTCAACTGCGCCGGCACGCCACGCAATGCGGCGGCCGTCTGCTTGGCACTCATGCCATAGCGGTCCAGCTCGGCGGTGGCCGACTTGAAATTGCCCGTCTTGCCGGCAGCGCGCAGGTTGTCGGCGAGCTGCTTACCGAGCGCCCCACCAATCCGCATCTCGGCCTGGAGTGCGCGGATTTCCTCCCGTGTCTTGCCCGCGTTCTGCGCGGTCGAGACGAAGGACAGCGCCATGCGCTGCTGCGCCTTCGTCATCCCGTCAAACTGCTTCTGAGCCTCGGTGTTGAGACCCTTGATCTCGTTCTTGACAGCGTTGACGCCCGAGGTCATGCCCGAGGTTTCAACCACGACATCCAGTCGTGCTGTCCCGATGCTTTCCTCGGTCATGGTCTCTCTCAAAAAAGAAAAGGCCGCGCTAGGCGGCCTTGGTTTCCAGCATGGTTTCCTCGATCACCCGAACCGACCCGAACAGGTCGTCGTAGTCATCGGGGTCGAGGTGCATCCGATCCAGCTCGTGGAACAGGACGTTGTAGTCCAGCCCCACCGGGCCGTTGAATCCGACCCGCCATTGCGTATGCACCCGAAGGTACAGACGGAGCGCGGGCCAGTTTTCTTCCCACACTTGGCAGCGCCACGCCTTGGCGTCGAGGTCGTAATACACGCCGTCCTCGTTGGGCGTCGTGCAGTCCTCGGGCGCGAGGCCCGCTTGCTCCAAGTCCTCCGGTGTCGGCAAGCCGTAGCGGAGGACGCGGGCGCTGCCGATCAGTTTCCCTTGCGGGCCGCCATCAGCTTCTCGCCGTAGTGCATCACCACGGCCCACACCGCGCCGGGCTGCGCCTCGTTGAGTTCGGCCACCGACTCCTTGGACAGCGGCATGTCGGCGTCCCACGACTCCACCAGGGCCAGGAACGCTGCCTCGCCGCGCGTATCGTCCTTGTTCTTCAACAGGGCGTCGTATTCGGACGCCTTCTTGGCGCGGAACACGACGTTCAGCGTCTGCTCTCGACCGAGCGCGGTGATGGTGATGGAGCCGGGGAACGTCGGGTCTTGCTTGATCTTGAACATCGTGTTGCTCCTTCAGGAAAAGGGAGGCCCAATGCACCGGGCCTCCCCGGTCCATTAGGTCGCGTAGCGCACGGCCTCGTTCAGATGCGACAGCGAGATGCGCGCTTTCTGCACGTCGTTGACGTTCATCTGCGGCACCTTGTCGGCCGAGACGTAGCTGTAGAACAGCGACTTGCCGCTATTGGCCGCCGTGATGCGGACCGCATAGGCGGTGCGCGAGTCGTTGGCGGTCATGAACGCCTGGAAGCCCGCGAGCGTCGGGTCATCGCCCACCTCGATGTCGAGGCCGCCGCCGCTCTTGACGGTCGGGATGCGGACTTCGCGGTCGCCTTCCAGCGGCTGATAGGTCGCGTACTGCTGTTCGCCACCCTGCGAGCTGACCGACAGCACCTGCGTGAGCTGGGTCCAGGTCGTGACCTTCTTGACCGAGCCCGTACCCGAGCCGGCCGCGTAGACGGTCGTGTCGCTGGTGTTGCTGCCCTCCAGCTCGAACGTGTTGGCGGTGATGTTGGCGACGCGCCACACCTTGTCGGTGACGCGGGACCAGCCCGAGGTCACGATGATGTAGTCGCCATTCGACAGGCCGTGGGCCGTCGAAGTCATCACGCACGGGGAGGCGTTCGTAGCCACGGTGACAGTCAGCGAGGAGCCGACCGCCGAGCCGATATGAATGGTCGAGCCATTCGCGATCGTGTATGCCATTTGTGTTGTTCCATCTCGATGGGAAAGGCCGCCTCACGGCGGTCTGCTCGGAATCGCGTATTCCGATTGCG